AAAGAAATTTTTGAAAGACTGCAACTTAGAGCTGTTAGCGTGGCAGGAATATGTGCTAACCGATATGCTGAAGGTCGATAAAGCCGGTAAGTGGCGCAGAAAGACCAACTTGCTGCTAGTTGCACGTCAAAACGGCAAAACTCACCTAGCACGCATCCGCATCCTTGCGGGGTTGTTTATTTTTGGCGAAAAGAATATAGTGGCAATGTCATCTAATCGCGGCATGGCTTTGGACACCTTTCGCAAGGTCGTGGACGTGATCGAGGACAACCCGCACCTAATGGCGCAGGTAAAGCAGATCCGTGTGGCTAATGGTCAGGAATCGGTTGAGTTGCTTTCGGGCGCTCGTTACGAGATAGTCGCGGCGACAAGAGATGGGTCACGTGGTAAGACTGCGGATCTGCTTTACATAGACGAATTACGTGAGATTGACGAAGATTCATGGACTGCGGCTAAGCCGATTACTCGGGCGCGCCCTAATAGTCAAATCTTTATGACCAGCAACGCCGGTGATGCGTTCAGTACAGTCTTAAATGACCTTAGAAGCCGCTGTTTGAGCTATCCGCCGCCCACTATGGGCTTTTGGGAGTATTCAGCCGATGATTGGGCAAAGATAACCGACAAAGACGCGTGGTATCAGGCAAATCCCGCTTTAGGCTATTTGATAGACGAAGAAACGATTGCTGAAGCCATTGCAACATCTAGTGTAGAAGCTAGTCGGACGGAAACATTGTGCCAATGGGTAAGCGCCCTGAAATCTCCGTTTCCGTATCGCGCTTTTGAAGATTTGACTGTGCAGGATCTTGTTATTGCTCCCGGATTGCCTACTGTTTTTGCAATGGATATATCCGTCAATAAAAAGATGGCTTCGCTTGTGGCAGGGCAGCTACGGGAAGATGGCAAGATTGCTGTCGGCGTAATTGCACAGTTTGAAAGTCAGGTTGCCATTGACGAGCTGAAAATGGCTATCGAAGTCAATGATTGGGCGCAGAAATACCGACCGAAGCTAATCTGTTTTGATAAATACTCAACAATGAGCGTGGCAGAACGCTTGCAACAATCTGGGCATAAAATACAAGATATGTCCGGAACTGTTTTTTACCAAGCCTGTTCTGACCTATATGATGCGATTGTGAACGCGCGAATCGTTCACATTGGACAGGCTAGCTTGGTGGACTCCATGAATAACTGTGCGGCTAAGGAAACAGATGCGGGTTGGCGAATCGTTAGGCGAAAGTCAGCTGGGGACGTGTCTGCGGCAATTAGCCTTGCAATGGTTGTCCACCAGCTGCTTAAGCCACAAAGCAAGCCACAAATTATCGTCTGAAATGCGTGAAATGTCCGATTTGTATGGTATCCTTAAACGATGGGTCTTTTTGATCGTTTTCGCCCCGTAAAGATTGAGGCGCAACAAGCGCCGCAATTGATGACTGATTCTTTCAATTATTACATTCCGGGCGTATTAACTGCCGTAGGTCGCGATGAAGCAATGTCAGTTCCTAGCGTTGCCCGTTGCCGCAATTTAATTGCTTGCACAATTGGCGGATTGCCAATGGAGCTTTACAAGAAATCTACCGGCGAAGAATTAGGCAATCCATTATGGCTTGAGCAGCCTTCTATTTCACAGCCACGATCAGTAACAATTGCGTGGACTGTTGACTCTTTAATTTTCTTTGGCGTTGCATATTGGCGCGTGACTGAAGTTTATTTTGATGATGGTCGTCCAGCTCGTTTTGAATGGATTGCGCCGGGTCGTGTTTCATTTACAACCGATGCCAATACAAATTTCATCACACAATACACAATCGATGGCACACCTGTTCCAATGTCAGGTCTTGGATCACTTGTTACATTCCAAGCACAAGACGAAGGTATTTTGCAACGCGGTGCTCGCACACTTCGTAGCGCAATTGATTTAGAAAAAGCAATGAGAGTTGCAACGTCAACTCCAATGCCTTCAGGTGTCATTAAAAACACAGGTGCAGATTTAGCACCAGCGGAAGTGCAAGGAATTCTCGCAGCTTGGAAACAAGCGCGCGAACAACGCTCAACTGCTTATCTGACTAGCACTTTAGATTATCAGCCAACTTCATTTAGCCCACGCGACATGATGTTTGTTGACGCAATCCAAAATACCGCAACTCAAATTGCACGAATGATGAATGTTCCTGCGTATTACATAAGCGCAGATCAAAACAATTCAATGACTTACGCGAATGTGCAAGATGAGCGTAAGCAATTCGTGGCGCTATCACTCGCTCCGTATATCAACGCAATTCAAGACAGATTGTCAATGGATGACATAACGGCGCGAGGCAACATTGTTAAGTTTGACGTTGACTCTGCTTTCCTTCGGGTAGATCCGATGGAAAGACTTAACGTCATTGAAAAAATGCTATCACTCGGTTTGATCACACTAGATCAAGCTATGGAAATGGAAGATCTAACGCCAAATGGAAACGAAGATGTTACTTCAGTTCAGTAGCGATATAACCTGCAATGCAGAGGAACGCACTATCACCGGCAAAATCGTCCCATTCGGCGATTCTGAAGTTGGTTTTACCAATGTCGGTAAAGTTGTATTTGAAGCGGGATCTATTGAGATTCCTACAAATCCAAAACCTAAACTTCTATTGGAGCATGACCCTAAGAAGCCAATTGGTCGTCTAGTGTCATTTACCGAAGATGAGTCAGGAATTTATGCAACATTCAAAGTTGCAAATACACAACGCGGCACAGATAGTTTGATTGAGGCAAGCGAACAATTGCGTTCAGGCTTGTCAGTCGGCGTGGAAGTTATCGCTGGCAAGAAAGATAAAGATCGTTATCGCGTTAAATCAAGTTTGCTCAAAGAAGTGTCACTTGTTCAGGCTGCTGCCTTTAAGAGTGCCGAAGTTTTGAGCGTAGCGGCTTCCGAAGAAGAAGTCGTCGAAACCCCAACAAACGAAAGCGAGGCAGTCGTGGAGAATACTCCAGACACCGCATCTGTTGAGCCTAAGGTCGAAGCCCCTGCGGTAGAGGCTGCTCGCCCAACAGTTGCAGCACCAATTTACGCGAAGCCACGAATTAACGTGACTCCGCTTGCAATGCTTGAAAACACAATCAAAGCTAACATTTTCAATGATGAGTCTGCTCGTCAATGGATTGCAGCTGCATCTGATACCGACACAGTAACCGATGTTCCTGGTCTTGTTCCAACACGTCAATTGACTGAAGTTTGGAATCCAAAGTCAACTGGTACACGCGCTACCATTGAAGCAATCTCATCCGGCACATTGCCAGATGCAGGTATGAAGTTCCAGATCCCACGCGTTAAGACTGTTCCAACAGTAGGCGCACCAATCGCTGAAGGTGGAGCGTTTGACGATACTCAGGTTGAAATCGAATATCTCGATGTGGATGTCAAAAAAGCGGCTGGTATGCAGTTGTTCTCGGTAGAAGTTCTAGATAGAACTTCTCCAGCGTTCCTTTCAGAGCTTCTCGCACTTATGGGCGATGCTTATGCAAAGTCAACAAACACCGCAGCTGGAGCAGCACTCGCAACAAACGGAACTCTTGATTCAACAACAATCACACTTCCATTGGACGGCGAAGAACTTGCTGGCTTCATTGCACGCGCAGGATCTTCTATCTACACAAACACATTCCGTTTTGCAACCGGCGTAATCGTTTCACCTACACAATGGTCAAACATTGTTGGTCTTGTAGATTCAAGCAAGCGTCCAATTTTCAACGCAGCTGCACCACAAAACGCAGGTGGAGATCTTTCCGTTTCCGCAATTCGTGGAACGCTTCTCGGACTTCCGCTATACGTTGACTACACAATGTCAGGTGAAGCTGATAACTCCATCATCGTTGTTAACCGCGATTCCTATACATGGTACGAATCACCACGCCTACAACTCCGCGCTGAAAAGGTCGGAACAGGCAAGGTTGAAATCGGAATGTATGGCTACTACGCAATTGCTACCAAGACTGGTGCAGGAGCGTTCAAGTTCAATAAGGCGTAGTTCTAGCCTAGAAGTAGAGTTACCCCAGCGCACAGCCCTTGCGCTGGGGCTAACATAGAAAGGATTAAAGGATGCCCGCAACATACGTTACCGAAGCTGAATTGCGCTCAGCGCTAGGCATTGGCAACCTTTACTCGTCTGCTGTTGTTGAGGAAGTTTGTCAAGCAGCGGAAAACATTGTTAAATCTAAATTATGGTTCAACAGTTATGCCCTTGTTGCTCATGAGTCAACCGCAAGCGTAGCGACCATTTACACCGCAATCCCACATGATTTTATCGTTGGTCAAACAATCACAGTAGAGAACGCCGGAGCAAAATACAACGGATCTAAAACTGTTACCACAGTACCTACCATTTATTCAGTTACTTATGCTGTTAACAATGCAACAGTTGAGCCATACAACGCACTTGTTCCTTTTGGCAAGGTTTATGGCACTACGCATATTGACTATGAAACCCTGCCTGAAGTCAATCAAGCATCGCTTATGATTGCTGTTGACATCTGGCAAGCCCGTCAAGCATCCAACGCTGGCGGCATTTCACCTGATTTTCAACCTTCACCATATCGCATGGGTAATACACTCATGGCACGCGTTAGAGGCTTGCTTGCGGATCATCTAGCACCGGGCGGTCAAGTAGGGTGAGCGCAATAACAACCCTGCGGGGAACAATCGCGACTGCGCTAGCTGATAATGCGAGCTGGCAGGTGTTTTCCTTCCCGCCTGCCAGTCCGCTTGCTAACTCGATTGTTGTGCAACCCGGCGACCCATACATTGAGCCTTCAAACGACCATTACAAAACAGTCAAGCCAAAAGTTAATTTCAAACTTGTTGTGCTTGCACCGATGTTTGATAATCAGGGCAACCTGACAAACATTGAAAATTTTTACCTTAACATTGTGAATAAGCTAGAAGCGTCATCGATTGCATATACAATTGGGACATTCAGCGCACCCGCAGTCTTGACTGGCACAGTAGGCGATCTATTGTCCGGTGAAGTATCCATCAGCGTACTCTCAGATTGGAGCTAGAAATGGCTGATAATGACAAAGAGCGTGAGGCTTTCTTGATCAAGATTGGTCAAGCAGCTTCAAGCGCACCAAAACCCGCAACCGCTAAGAAAGACGAGGAATAACCTAAATGGCTATTTTCTTAAACAACAAAGTCGGTCTTAAGATTAACGCCGTTGATCTTAGCGACCATGTAACTTCAATTACGCTCAACTATGCAGCAGATGAGCTTGAAGTAACCGCAATGGGAGATACAGCGCACAAGTTCGTTAAGGGCTTGGAATCGGGTACTCTCACAGTATCACTTCTCAATGACACAGCTACTTCACAGGTACTTCAGACGCTCAATGGCGCTTTCGGTACAACTGTGGCGTGCAAAGCAATTCAAGAAAAGGGCACAACAGTTTCGGCTGCAAACCCTGTCTATGAATTTGATATTCTTGTCAACAACCTAACCCCAATTAACGGCGGTGTAGGCGACATGGCAACTCAAGACATTACCTTCACACTTAACTCCAAGTTAACTGTGAACGCAGCAGGTACATTCTAAATTAGGAGAAATGGGCAATGGCAAAGTTAATAGTGACAAGGGCTGACGGGACAAAATCTACTCACCAGATTACTCCCGCTGTCGAATACGCTTTTGAGCAGCAGTTTCGCAAAGGTTTTCATAAAGCCTTTCGTGAAGATGAGAAGCAAGAGCATATTTATTGGCTTGCTTGGGAATGTCTACGCCGCGCAGATGCGCCAGACGTTAAGCCGTTTGGTGCTGCATTTCTGGACACGCTCGCTGCCGTAGATGTGGTGGCAGACGATTCCCCAAATGGCTAACGCGCGATTCTTTTACTTATCGAATTGCTCAACTGAGCATTCATACAGGAATCGCGCCTAGTGAATTTATCAACATGGATCAAGATTTGCTTAAGGCTTTTTACGAAGTCTTAAAGCAACAGGCGAAAGAAAGAGAAAATGCCAGTCGTAGTCGAAGGGGTCGTAGGGTTTAGAAAAGCCCTTAAAAAATACGAGCCTGAGCTAAAAAAGGAACTGGACAAACAAATCCGTGCCGCTCTCAAGCCTATTATTGCAGATGCAAGAGCGCACGTCCCGGCACAAGTTTTCGGTGGCAACAACAACTGGGCTAATGACCCGACACAGGCATTTCCAATATATAACCCGTCTTTGATTAGAAAAGGTTTAACCTATTCGCTAGGTGCTAAAAGATCGCGGTCAGGTTTTGTCAGTTTAGCAACATTGTTTAACAAAAATCCTGCTGGTGGCATTATTGAAACCGCAGGTCGCGTGCACCCTTACGGCAGACCAACAAGCCACATGGTAACAATTGACAAGCGCTTTAGCCGTAGACAAATTAGCGTGCGCACATCTAAAGACTCACTATCAAACAACCCAAACGCCGGTATGATGATGATTGAGCGACTAAATGAACACGTTGGTCATTTGAGAACTTACAAGCCCGGTGATCGCAAAACGCGTGGTCGTTTGCTTTATGCTGCCTATGACAGAAATCAAGGCAAAGCCTTAGATGCGATTATGAAAGCCCTAGAAACTACCCGTGTTAAATTCTATGAAAACATGAAGCAGTCGAAGTGGGAGCTAGCCGCATGAGCGATATTAAAGTACGCATTTATGGTGAGTTTCAGAAAAAAGGTTTCAAGGATGCTGAAAAGGCTACAACAGGTTTAGAGCGCTCGTTTAAGTCGCTTGCCAAAACATTCTTAACTGTATTTTCCGCTCAACAAATAACCGCTTTTGGTAGAGCTTCAGTCAAGGCATTTATGGAAGATGAAGCTGCGGCTTCACGTCTAAGCAAGACAGTTGCTAATCTTGGTCTTGGATTTGAAGATGCTCGTATCCGTCAATTCATAACGGATTTAGAAACTGCTAGTGGCGTTAGCGATTCAGATCTTAGACCTGCTTTCCAAGCCCTAATTACAACAACTGGAAGCGTTGCTAAGTCACAGCAATTGTTGAGCACAGCACTTGACGTAAGTATCGGCAGCGGTCAGAGTTTAACAACTGTGGCACAGGATTTGAGTGCTGCTTTTGTAGGTAACACGCGTGGCTTGCGTAAATATAA